AATGGCTCAAAGTGTTACCAGCCTCGATGCAAAGCCTTCTGGCGAATGCGATAAAAGCAAGCTCATAGATTTAATACCTGACGAATCCACTTTATGGGACGACAGCCTCTATGCGATCGAACACGACATCTTTGACACTGCCTTAAGCTCGCTCGATGATGATGACCGCATTCTGATATGTCAATACAACGGCTTAGCCGGCTACGAAAAGATGACTTTAATAGCTCTTGGCAAAGTTCTAGGCATAAGCAGGGAAGCTGTACGACAGAAGCACAAACTTGCTATGAACAAGCTGCGCCAACGTATAGCTTGTCAACGTCACGGCTGACCCATGTCAATAAATCATCGCAAAGCAATAAGCAAAACTGAGCGTGATGGTGGTTTTATTGAGACTTTGCAGACTGACGCGGGAGAACTTTATTACCGCAGTTGCGTTGCTGGCTGTTGTCGTTACAGCTCAGACCTGTGGCAAGCTGAGCTTTATCTTGACCAGATGCTGGGACTCTAATAATCAAACGTCACATGGCCATCAGTAAATCCAACGAATCTTTGGCCTGCCTTGCCGAAGGCCTAAATGAACGAAACCTTTTGGGGCCCCGAAGCCTAAAGAATACGGCCAGTGCTTGTCACACCATTCTTGCACCTCTTTGATGTCGGCGCCTTTCACGTAGAAATCCACAGCACCGCAGCCTGGCCGGTATAGGTGCTCGCTGCTGCTGGCGCCACCAACTGCAGTATTGACAGCTGGCGGCCGGTATCCACTGGTGATGATGACCGGCTTGCCGCCAAACTGTATGCGCACACGCTCCAGGAACGACGCCAGCTCTACAGCAATGTCCACTTGGCCTTGATTCTGAAAACGTCGAGCCTCTTGATCGAGCGCAAATTCACCAAGCCTGATGTTTGGCGTAATCCGCGAGCTAAACGAGCTGCTAGGACTCAAGCCGGCTTGCTGTTCCTGCACTGGCTGCCCCCATAGGCTGCCCTCAGCCTTCCTGCGCCCAAGCAGGCCAGCTTCCACAATGCTGCCAGGGTTCCGGTAAAGCTCAAAGGCTGCCGGCACTGCCGACCAGTCACGTTCACGTAGGCAGCGTGTAATCGTCTCAAACCCAGCTGAACCAACGAAGTCAGCGCCGAGGTTATAGGCGAAGCTGACAAGTGCGCTGCGCTGATGATCGTTCATCGACAGCCAGTGCGGCACCGTGGCCCGCAATTTTTTTGCGATCCTGTCTATCTCTAGCCGCAGCAAGATGTCAGCTTCATTTTGCGTAATAGTGTCCATGCGCTTAACTGGCGACCCATCGGTATAACGAGTCGTGCCGTAACCGATAGTCCAAGGATGGCCACCGCTGAGCGGATCAGGGTAGGCATAGAGATGACAGCCCTCAAAATCCTTAATTAGCGCAATCGCTGGGGCAAGATCAGTTTGCTTACCGTCTTGACTCCACATCGCAAACCAAGGGCGATCACGTCGCATAGCTAGCGCATAGCCGTTTGATTCCAGGTCATGCTCGAGTTCTGCGATCGCTGCAGACTGATGCGGCAAACCTTTGTAATACCTAAACAGCTGAACAAAAGTGATCGGCTTTGTGTTGCCCATTCGCGCTTTCAAAAGGTCTTGATCTTAGTATCACTAGCTGGCTGGCAGCTGATACTCGTTACAGCTACTTGCTGTGCTGCCAGCCGGTTTGAACAAGCAGATTAGGGCTTTCTGCCCTTGATCGCATTGAGGGTATAGAACACTAGCTGAACGATGCTGTTCTCACGCAGCGGTGATAGTGCGATAAGTTCCGACGCGGCAGCAACGACAATCCAGAACGCAGGATGACTCAGGAAGTCCATGGTTATACAGATGGGGGGCGTGCTTCTAGCTTAGAAACACGCTGCTCCACAGTGCAAAGACGTCCGAAAGTCTCTCGACGGTCTTCCTTGATGTCCTGATGAAGCATTTCGAGCTGAGTAGCAATGTGCTCTACAGCTGCTGTTAATCGAACGCCTGCGTCCCTGGCTTCGTTAGTTCTCCGGCTGAAACCTGCAGCACCTATAGCGGCCACGCTGATAGATGCGCCAGTTATTGCGGCGATGATCTCCAGCATGGTCTTGATAAGGACGGGCTCAGTCTACTGCCAGGAACGAAGAGCATTTTGTGGCAGCACACAGGGCGCTGGGTAGGCGAAAGCCACTTAAGAGTCATCACTCACCTCCAGGGGAAGGGCGCTCATACGCAGTGATTTCAGCAGGTCGTTCAGCACCAAGCAAACTACGGCTTACCAGCAATGCAAGACCGTCAGTAACACGTTGGTCATCAAGGGCTACGCGTTCTGCAGCGGTGAGTTCATCAAGGAGTGCTTTGATTTCATTTGCCTTAGCATTTTGTGCTTCGGCGGCATCGATCTCGGCTTGGTTTTCAGCAGTACTTGCTGCTACATAGCTAGCCACCGACGTCATCGCAATGATGGCTTCATACATGGCAGTTTCTTCAGCAGTAGGGTTCTCCAGCAGTGCATAGGCAGCTACTGCGTCGTCATACATCTGTTGTTCTTTGGCGGTAGGTACACCACCGATTGGTTCAGGTACTACGACTGTATCGACAGAAGCAGCAAGAACATCTGCATATTCAGTTGGAGTGAAGCGTGCAAAGAAGCCAGCACTTGTAACGACACCATAAGAATTGGCATCAGCAAAGCGGTGACCATCTTTAGTTAGAAGCCATTCAGCGTAACCTTCAGGCGTCATGCCAGCAGAATTGGCGGCAAAGATCAAACCGTCAATAACGCGGGTGTTGGTCAGAGTTAGAGAAAGAGTCTCCATGGTTAGATCGGTAGAGGAGCTTGAAGAGGATGTCATCAGCCGATCCTCCAATCAGTGCCATCAGAATAAACAGGCACTGTCCCTGCTGTACTTGCAGAGCCAGAACCAGTTACAACAGAAGCAAATGTTGTGGCAGTTGCATCAGAAACAAAGCCGCGAGTACCAGCGCCAACAGTTGCAGCAGCAGGAAGAGCACTAACAAGAACGGGAGTTTGCTTGACGTAACCCGTACCAGTGGAGCCGTTGGTTACCTTGAGGACGCCTGCGGAGTCGCGGGCCAAGGCAACGTCTGGATTTGTAACTGCAAATAGATTGCTGGACCAGCCAAGGTAACCGGACCCGTTCAACCAAAACTGAGTACCCCTAACAAGAGCGCCGTAAGAATTATTATTATTTGCACTAGCTGAGTTATTTCCTATTAGTGCTAATCCGGCATTTATTGAGAATCCATGTTGAATAAAATTGTTACCGGTTAAGCCGCTTCCAATTCCAAGATAACCAAGGGTTGTAATAAACGCTTTACTCGTCCCACCCACCTGCAAATCCAGCAGGTTGCTACCAGCAGCACTTGCAGTGTCGGTTACATTTAGCTTCAGTCCAGTAAAAACTGTCGAAGCATCGTTCCAATCAGGGTCAACAGTAAAATCACTACTAGCAGCAAGACCACCAGCGCCATCATTATATTGAATTTCGTTTGCAGCACCAGCAGCTGTTGCACCAGCAGAACCAGGCACCCATTCACTATTAACACTGTCGTAAACAAGTGCTTCACCATTAGTTGGTGGACTTGTCGTAAGGTCTACATCAGTAAGACCACCAAGTGTGGTTGCACCACCACCAGCAGGTCCGACAAGTGAAGTTCCTGAGCCCCAAGCACCAGCAGTGCGTGGGCCAAAAATCTCATTACTTGTAGTGTTGATATAAAAGTCACCATCAGTACCAGTCACATTGTCTGTAGGGTCGACCGTACCGTTGAGGATGGTTTGACCGTCAGCACCGTCAGCACCGTCTGCGCCTGTTGCGCCTGTTGCGCCTGTAGGACCCGTTGGGCCAGCGAGGGTGCCAATGCTGTCCCAAGCAGCACCATCCCACACGTAGAAGATCCCTGTATCTTCTGCCTGATAAACGTCACCAGTCGTTGCGCCACCAGGCAATGCCGCTTGATTCGCAACAGTGCCGAGAAGATTTAGAGCGGTATAGTTGGCGACTTGATCAAGGCCAAGACTGACCAACGGGTTGAACTTATAGCTCATCGCTTAACTCCAGAAGATTGTATCGACGTTGGTGGTCGTGCTGACATAGGTAATGTTGAGCACACTGATCACATCACCACCAGATCCGCCTTGCTTGTAAGTGATCGTGATCAGCCGATCGCTTCCGTCATAAGCAAGGTCAGCAAAATCAGCTGTGGCCGGGGCTGAGAAGCCACCGATGCGAGGCAAACTCATGGCACGCCAATAGATGCTGCCATCTTAGCCAAGCGTGTTAGGTAGCAATAACACCGGCTGTGCGCAGTGCTGCTAGAACTGTTTCCAGCTTGGTTTCAAGCTCTACGCAGTATTCAAGAAGCTCTGAATTTGTAGGCGATGCAGCATCAGCGATAGTCACTGACCCGTCTGCAGTAGGCAGCGTGCCAGCAGTTGCAGTCGTTGTTAGGTCAGGAATCGCAGTGCCAGAATCAATCGCCAGCGTGATGCTGCCGCTGCCGTTAGTGATTGAGATACCAGTCCCAGCAGTAAGTGTGGCCTTTGCAAGCGTGTTGCCTGTACTGTTGCCAATCAGCAGCTGGCCATCTGTGTAGGTGGTTTGGCCAGTTCCTCCATACGCCACGGCAATGGTGGAGCCTGTCCATGTCCCATCAATAGGCAAATAGGTCAGGGCACTCCAATTTGAAGTCCCATCACCGATCTTCAGCTTGTCTGTGTCAGACTCGTGGCCAAGCTCACCAGATAGCAGGATCGGATTAGTTGCTGTCCAGTTCGCGGCAGTATCGCTCCTCTGAGCCATCTGCACGCGAATAGTCGTTGCCGTCATGATTCAGCCCCTCCAGATTTCAGAATAAGGGTTGCCGCAGTTGCTGGATCAGCAGCATCTCCATCGAGGATAAACGGTGCAGTGCCAGTCATGGCATAAGAAGTGAACGCAGCTTCAGCACCAAGAGTGGCCGGCTCCCCGATCAGCTTGAAAACCAAGAAATTGCCGATCAAAGCCACGATCTCAACAGTGATGTCTGTGTAGACGCCTCGCTGTACTTCTTCTGGCTTAGAAGCGTATCGGTAAAGCGCATCGGCAGGCACTACATCAGTGCTGCCCCAAATTGCACTCGGCAGCGTGAAAGAGATATTGCTGCCAGCCGAATCAACGTAATGGTTGCGAATCAACGTAGCTTGTGATTCCACAAGGTTGGTGTAGGTCAACGTGAGTCGATAATTGCTTTGCCTCAAGCTGTGCCTAAAAAGCACAGGAGCGCCAATTAAAGTGTCTTCTGAGCTAACATTGAGGCCACCTAAATCGTATTCAAAGCCGGATGGCAGCAGCTCAGGGTAAGCAGTCATATTAAGTATGGCGGCAGCAGCTGCAGCTCCACCGTAGCATCAGTGATTTCACAAGACTGATTGATCACTGGCGCAGATAGATAGCGCCAAAGATAACCTGATGGAAAGGTAAGGTTAGTTGCGACAAGCGTAGTCACGCTCAAGTCAAATGACTCAAACGTGCCATGCAAGGAATAATGGCTTACGAGGTTGAACGTATCGGCAGGGCTGAGCCTAGTGAATGTCATCCGTAAGATTTGACCAACTGAGGCATTGCTATGGCGGACGCTAGTCTCAAAGCCATCGAGCACAGCGAACTGGGTGCTAGCACTGGTGCCTGGAATGTAAGTTCTCGTCGCTGGGTTTAGTGCTGGGAAGGTTGCCATGATTTATATGCAGCTCACAGTGTTGTTGTAAGTGACGCTATTGATTATGAATTGATCAGTCGCAGCACCTACGGCCCCGGTAACGCCACTGTCAATGAGGAAGGCGACCTTTTGCCCCTTTACAAAAGAGCCGGTTGTTCTAGATATTACAAACGCAAACGCAAGAGTGTCTGACGTCCCATTTGGTACTGTTGTAGTGGCTGAAGAGAATGTGCCGCCAAAAGTGATCCAATCACAGCCAGTGACTTGAGCATAGGTTGGGAAAGCAGGCCCGCCGCAGCCTGGCGAAATAACTGTAAAGCTCACGTCTGTATAAAACTTGTACAACGACAAAGGCGACACAAGGCTTCTACTCTTGGTGGTTGAGGTGCCATCAAGAGGATAAGGCTGGCACCCTCCGAGTACGGTGACTCCTAGCTCGTCATAATTGACAGTCACAGATGTAAAGCATTCAAGCTCCTCAACAGGTCCCACTACGCCAACAGTTCTAGGCACTCCAAAGCCACTTGCTGTAGATGGGTCTCCGCAGCGTCCAACGGCTTTGATAAAGAAGTCGATGTCGCTTGTTGTAATTAATAGATCCCATGCACCTCCAATGGGTTCGTTTTGGCAGGATATTAGAGTCTCGACAAGAGTGGTTTTATTGATTTTATACCAACAGACCTGCCCAGGGCATCCAAGATTAGCCTCAGAGACAGAAAGCACATCACTAGGCTGTGGGATTGCACTGGGCCCAGTTGCGCCAGTGATTATGTCTGAACCAAGTTCCTCCTCAAAGGGGTCCGGTATATTGGCCCATAAACCATTTGGGCCTGGTGCACCACTGCCTACACCTATAGGCTCCAACACTTCAGGGCCTATAGGTTTGTCACCACCAGTCTCCCATGTGTCGTCTATAGGCACATCAATGCCAACAGCAGTCGAATCAAAAAGGGGTGGATCAAAATTGCCACCGCTTGGGGGGTAATCAATCCCGTCAATGCCAAGCGCAGTGTTATCTGAAGCTGAATTATCGTCACAGCTGTAATCACTGCGACCAGCTGATATGTTCACATTTGGGGCAGTTGCTGATGCCACTTCAAGTGCCACCCGACTTCTACCTTGGCCATCAATAGGTAAATGAGTAAGGTCAAAAACGCAAGCTCCACTCGCAGTTTTTTCTATCCTTTCAACCTCATAGAGATAGTCGTGATAGTCCAGTGCCGTGGTCGCCGTCTCACGACGCAATCTCACACGAACCACATCACCTAGTGTCAGCGTGCTGTTATAGCTGCTTGGTCGTACTGTCAACCTCAGCGTATGCGTTACATATTTGCGCCTCGCCAGGCGATAAGCGCCGACCTTAACAGCGTGTGATTCACTGGTGCAGAACTGACTTAAGTCGTATTGCTCGAACGGTCCGGCGAGTGCTTCGCCTGTGAATCTGATCTCAGTGGTGCGGGCAAAGCCAATATCAGCATCAGGCTGCTGCCGCCACATCATCTGAAGACACACAGGCAGACGGT